CGAGCCGGAGACGGCTGTACCTCGTCAACTGAATTATGCAGATCACTGATCAGCTCACTGCTCTGATCAAGCAGCAGGAGCAGCGCAGCACTGAACGCCTACAGCGTCAGCTGCAGCGCACCGAACGGATGCACTCGCTACTGCAGCGGTTGCGTGAAACAGAGGCCTAAGGGCCTCTTTTTTTTCTTGACGCGCAGCCACGGCTGAATTATTGTCTTGCTGTGAAGTCGGGTAGCCGCTGTGTGCGGTCCGGTGGATCAACTACCGCCTCAGCAGTCCGCCGCTGCAGAGGCACCCAATTCACAACTCATCAACATGGGCACACGCACGCTTTATCCAGCACCGTTGTGCTCAAGCTGTCAAAGGCGCTCTAATCGCGTCAAAAACACCAAATACACCGAAGACGGACAGATTCTGCGTAACCGTCAATGCGACTGGTGCGAGAACTCATGGTGGACTCTGCAAACGCCTGAGCAGAACCTTGATCCGCTTACTCAACGTGTTGTATTTCCGTCAACCTTCAAAAGACACAAACACCATCTTGCAATTGTTGAACCATGCACACCATCGCAATCATTCTCTGCCTGATCACGCTGCCGCTGATCTTGCTGCTCTACATCACGGCAACACCGCAGCAGCACGCTAAACGCATGAGAGCTTCAGGCTGCACCTACCGTGTCATTGCACAACGGTTGGGCGTCTCTCAGACCACAGCCAGAAACTACTGCCTAGCGTGAGGTGCTTGACACCACGCGCAGGTATGCCATCATATGTATGGGAGAGATCCCGCCACTTCGCAAACTCTGGAATGAACGACTCACTAGCACTCGGACTGATCATCGCTGATTACGGTCGCCGTGACGACTTTGAAGGCATGTGGGATGACCTGATCATCACCTACCGCCGCGGCAGCAGCCTTCAAGAACTCGCCAGCGAACTTATTGAGGCTGATGAAGAAGCCCGTGCAGAACAGCGCAAAGCAGGCTAAGTTACGCACGGGGCGAATGTTCATGGCATGGAGGCTTCGGCCTCCTTTTTTTTTATGCTCGACAACGTTAATCATCCTGACCACTACCAAGGCAGCCTCGAATGCATCACGGCCATTCGCGCGGCGTTGACGCCTGAAGAGTTTCGCGGCTTCTGCAAGGGCAACGTGCTCAAGTACGCCTGGCGTGAACGGCACAAAGGCCAAGACGAGTCGCTTGCTAAGGCACGCTGGTACATCGATCAGCTCATTGACCCGACTTAGCGCTTGCACTTCTGCGAGTGGTATGCCATACTATTGATCAAGCGGGAGACCGCACCGCATTTCAAACAAATGACAACCGCAACTCACACTCTGACCGACGGCCTTAACAACTTCATCTTTGAGGTCTCTGATGACACCTGCTTGATCAAGTTCGTCAACTGCTTTGGTGCCATCACCGAAACCATGCAGCTTACCGTTGAGAAAGGCCGCAAGCAGTGGAGTCTTGCTCTGCGCATGGGTAACAAGCGCGGTTACACGAATCCACGTCGCCCAGAGCCTTCAGCCTTTGCTGTTGAAATGGGTGAAGTGCCTCTTTACGTTGATTGATCACCGCTGAGGGCTTCGCCCCTCTTTACCAATTACCGCTAAGAGGCAAACTCATGTACTACCATCACGAATCACTGCTTCAGTACGAAGCACGCCAACAATACGAAGCACGCTTAGACGCTCAATACGAAGCCTCACATCGTCCAAGCTACCGCGTCACCACGCCTGACTGGTATCAAGACGCAGACAACGATGACGAGCTGAAACAGCTTCTTGACGACGCCGTGTTATGCGGCTTCAATGATTCTCAGGTCACCGTAGAAACTCTGCCTTTTTGATCATGGCAAACCTTTACAACCACCGAATTCCACACGCAGGTTGCCTTCGTTCAAAGTCAGGTGCTGATGCTTGCAATATTGGTGCTGCAGGTGAAACTTTTCTCCAAGACCCCAAAAGTTTTAAGACTAAAGGCGCCATCAAAAACGCCGCTAAAAAAATAAGGCAGACTCGCGTAAAACGAGAACAGAAGGGTTTCGGTTAAATCACTGCCGGGAAGCCCGATGCCGTTTGGTCCGCGGCTGAAAGCCATACAACACCGTGTGCAAACGGAAAAGCAGGGCGCGTGGCGAGTCGCGATCTATCTCCCGGCATCAAATTTTCTCAATCATCATGGACAAGCAACAACACCTTCGCCAAGCTGAAGAAAGCAACATCCGTCAAGCCATCGCAGATCATGACGCAAGACTCCAACAAGCTTTCGCCAACGCCAAAAATCCGAAACCTATCCTCTGGGTTCGTATTGCTGACGGTTGGACCATATCAAGAGACCATCCAACCACATGAAATCCACCAAACAACTGCTGACCTGCAACATCGCTACAAACACAATTTTTTGACCGAAAACGAAAACTGTTATATTTTGAGCAATCGGAAAAACTTCCTTGAATGCCTGCACAAAGAGGCACAAAAGCTGAAACTGTAACAAAACCTGCTATTCTTTCTGCAGATGTAAAATCTGTGTGACCAGCATCAAAGATCTCAAGTCAGATCATAAAAACGCCCGCAAGCGTACAGATCGATCTGCTTCTTTGATCAAAGAATCACTTGAACGCTATGGTGCTGCCCGTAGCATCGTCATTGACGAAGATAACCGCATCCTTGCAGGCAACGGCACAATTGAAGGTGCTAAAGCGGCGGGCATCAAAAATCTGCGCGTCATTGAAACAGATGGCACAGAGATCATTGCCGTTAAGCGCACCGGCTTGTCGGAAGAAGAAAAGGTTGGTCTTGCTTTAGCCGACAACCGCACCAGCGACCTATCCGACTGGGATGCGGACATGCTCAAGCAGCTCAGTGAAGAGCAAGACATCACTCCATGGTTTGAAGAAGATGACCTAGCCGAAATCATCGGTGAGGTTGAACAGCTACCTGCTGAAGGGCTGACGGATGCTGACGACGTTCCCGAGGCACCAGAAGAACCAATCACCAAACCAGGCGATCTCTGGATCCTCGGCAACCATCGCTTGCTTTGCGGTGACAGCACCAACCCGCAGCACATGGAGCGCTTGATGGATGGCAAGCAGGCTGACCTTTGGCTCACCGATCCGCCGTACAACGTCAACTACGAAGGCGGCACCGGACTAAAGATCCAGAACGACAACATGGCAGACGGCGACTTCCGCCAGTTCCTCCGCGATGTCTACGCCACCGCTGCCACCGCTCTTCGCCCTGGCGCTGCTTTCTACATCTGGCACGCCGACTCCGAGGGTTACAACTTCCGAGGGGCAGCCCACGACATCGGCTGGCAAATTCGTCAATGCCTGATCTGGGTCAAGTCATCCCTCGTCATGGGACGGCAGGACTACCAGTGGAAGCACGAACCCTGCCTTTACGGCTGGGTCGAAGGCGCTAGTCACTTTTGGAATTCAGACCGCAAACAAACCACTGTTCTCGAATTCGACAAGCCGTCCCGCAACGGCGAGCACCCCACCATGAAGCCGGTAGACCTTTTTCAGTACCAGCTCAACAATTCCACCAAGCAGGGCGACATCGTCCTCGATTCCTTCGGTGGCTCCGGCACCACGATGATCGCCGCCGAACGCATCCACCGCAAAGCTCGCCTCATGGAGCTCGACCCCGCCTACTGCGACGTCATCGTCAAACGCTGGGAAGACTTCACCGGCAAAACCGCCACCTGCCAGCCCGCAACCCCTGAACTGGTCGACGACGCCGAGCAGATCCCCGTTCCCTTCTGATGGCTGCCAAAGGAACCACTAAAGCTGAAACCGAGATGCGCGCGCAGCGGTTCGCTCGCATCATCGCCAACGGTGGTAGGCGTTCGGACTGCATCCGCTACGCCAAGGAAAACTGGGGGGTCAAGGAAGACGCTTGCGATCGCTATCTGCGGATGGCGCGTGAGCAGCTCAAAGCCGATTGGGACATCGAGCGACCGCAAATGATCGCTGATTTGCTCTCCCAGTGCTCCACCCTCCAGATGGAAGCGCGCCGCGCTGGGCAGTACCACATCGCCCTCGGTGCCATTAACACCGCCGCCAAGCTGGCGCAGCTCTGCTCATGAGCATCCTCAGCCAATGCGCTGGTGGATCCGTTCTTGCGGAACCCGTCCCTCATCAATCGGACGTCGACTGGAGTCCCTTCGCCAACGACCTGTTCGGCAGCC